TGCTGACGTGGCTGAATGAAAAACCTTCGGTGAAGGCAACAATATAATTTTTTAAAACCGTTTTTGGGTCTGAGACCCAAAATAAAGTCCCGGTGGGATTTAACCGTTTGTAATATGGTTATTTCTTTCGGGACTTTTTTATTTGTCGATAAAAAAACATTAATAAATCATGGAGGTAAATTATGGCTTTAACATTGGTTGAAAGTGCGAAAATTGCTCTTGGTCGTGATGAAGTTTTAAAAGCAACTATTATGGAACTTTTTGCTCGCGGTTCTGATCTGATGGCGGTTCTTCCGTTTGAAGATATTACCGGCAATGCTCTGAAATTTGATCGTGAAAAAACATTACCGAATGTTGCTTTTCGTGGTGTAAATGAAGGATATGAGGAAGGCACCGGCGAGACTGAAAAAGTCATTGAATCTCTGGCCATTGCTGGCGGTGATCTTGACGTTGATAAGTTTCTTGTAAAAACTGGCGGAACAGGTCAGAGGGCAGTTCAGGAAGGCTTAAAAATTAAGGCCTTGACGCTGAACATTACAAAGCAGTTTATTAAGGGCTCCATTCTTACGGATGCAAAGGGTTTTGATGGTCTTCAGGTTCGTTGTACTGGCGATCAGCTTATAAATGCTGGAGCGACTGCTGCCAGTGGTGCGGCTCTGTCTCTCGTAAAACTGGACGAACTGATTGACTCTGTTGAAGATGCGACCCATCTGCTTATGAATAAGGGTATGAGACGTCGGCTTTCTGCTGCTTCTCGTAACAGTTCCGTTGGTGGTTATATTACCTATGATCAGGATGCCTTCGGTCGCCGAGTAACAATGTATAATGATTTGCCGATTCTTATTGCAGACAAGGATGAAAGCAATGTCGATATTCTTGGTTTTTCAGAATCAGGAAGCGGAACCAGTGCGTTATATACGTCTATTTATTGCTTGTCCATGGCGGAAAATGGCGTTCTCGGTTTGCAATCCGGCGAAATGGATGTTAATGATCTTGGCGAACAAGACAGTAAACCCGTTATGAGAACTCGTGTTGAATGGTATGTTACTCTTGCAATCCTGCGGCCGAGAGCGGCAAGTCGGCTTTACAGCATTCTTGACGGTGCTGTAACTGCGTAATCTTTAAGTAACAAGTAAATATTTTTTGTTGAATATAATGTTTAATAACATAGGAGGATTATTATGCTTGATAACAGAAGACTTATTATTGATGATGCTTGCAAATTGGCTGATACCGGTGGCAGTGGTACGAATTTGCTCACCAGTTCTGCGGCCGCAACCATTGACGGAACAGCGGAGACTTTTGATACTGGTGGTGGTTATACCGAAGCCAAATGGGTTCTTGACATTGCTTCTGTCGTTGGTGCTGCTGCTGCGGCTTCCGTATCTGGAATTGAAATTGCTTTGGAAGCATCCACAACTTCAACATTTACTGATTGGGTTAAACTGGCCCGGTTGAAACTTGGGCCGGAAGCGACGACACATACCCGTGAATCTTCCGATAATTCGGCGGCTTCTGGTGCTGTTGGCAGGTATGTTTATCCGATTCATAATCTTTTCAACGGTACTGTTTACAGATATCTTCGGGTTTATGCGGCATTCGGGCCGACTGTTGATGCACAATCAATCGGCTTCCAGTCTTGGTTGTCTAAATAAAGGGGGATTCAATGGTAGCTTTAACCGGGAAACTGTTGAGTGCCTGTATGATGGTTAAAAATGAATCTACCAACTTGGAAAGGTGTTTAAAATCCCTTTCCGGGTTGGTGGATGAAATTATTGTTGTTGACACTGGCTCCACAGACAATACAGTTGAAATTGCAAAAAAATACGGAGCAAAAGTATATCATCACCCGTGGGCAAACGATTTTTCAAAACATAGGAATCAATCAATAAATTATGCAACCGGAAAATGGATTCTTATTGTTGATGCAGATGAAGAAATAACTTTTAAAGAAGGCTGTTCAATAAAAGATGCCAGAAAATTTCTTAAAAAACTGGAGAACCAATTCCCTGCGGCGGCGTTTAATGTAAAAGACATACAACACGGCATGACCTGTTTGCAGTTCACAAGCGCAAGGGTTTTTCTTAATGGCAAAATACATTATGAAGGCCGGGTACATAATCAAGCTGTAATTAATGGCGGCGGCAAGGCAATGTTTTATCCTGGAATAGATATTTTACACTATGGGTACGACATGACGCCTGAACAGAAGCAAGCAAAGTTCGAAAGAACTTCTGGCTTACTTTTAAAACGTGTTGAAGATAACGACATTGCAAATGGCTTGATGTATTTTTATTTGTGTCAGATTTTTGCAAATAATAACATGCATGAATCGGCCGTTAAATGGGGTGAAAAATACTTATCCTACCAAATTGAAAATAACACTGACAAAGAGTCTTTTTGTCAGTCAATTTATTTCACGATGATAAAAAGTTATATTGAACTCGAAAATTCAACAAAGGCGGCGGACTGGTTAAATCTTGCCGTGAAAGAATTACCGGGGGATTTGGATATTGCTTTTGCTGCTATTGAATATGGTATTTTTACTAAAAATGACAACCTTGTTATCAATGCAGCTAAAGAATATTCATCCATTTATGAAAATTTTATGGTCAATCCCAGCTTAAAAGGCAACCGGTTTATTTTTAGTTTGCGACCAGAAGCCTTATGTTTTGCGCTTTATCATCAAAGCATCCTTCAAGCGCAAGGTTCTATGAAAGCACTTGGAGAACTCATGAAGAATCTTGAAAATGTTCCAGATGGTTTTAAGAACGGAATGGCTGAAGATTTAAGCTTAAATTTTGGTAAATTGGGAATTAATATTCAATTCAACAATCATATAAGGAAAAAATAATGTCATTTAATGCATATACAAAGGACGGGAAACAGGTAAATTTTTTACACAAGATTGATCATTATACGGCAATTCGTTCTGGTAAATTCTTTATCAATCCTCCGGGTACAAAAGTTGAACCTATTGAAAAAGTAGTTGAAACTCCTGCGACTGAAGAAACTGTTCAGGATGTTGAACAAATTGAAGTTGTAGAAGATATTGTTGCAGAACCTGAACCTGAACCTGAAAAAACAATTTTTAATCCTGTTGTTGAAAAAAAAGTTAGGCTTAAAAAATAATGACCAATAAACCCTTTATATCAGCTTGCATGATGGTTAAAGACGAAGCGGCAAACCTGCAAAGGTGCCTTTCGTCTTTAACGGGGTTGGTGGATGAAATTATTGTTGTTGACACTGGCTCCACAGATGAAACTGTTAAAATTGCAGAAAGCTTTAATGCAAAAGTATATCATCACCCGTGGGCAAACGATTTTTCAAAACATAGGAATCAATCAATTTTGTATGCCAATGGGGAATGGATTCTTATTGTTGACGCTGATGAAGAAGTTATTTGTCCCGATCAACCCTTATTTAAAAAACTGATCAAAACTTTGCCTGAAAAATATTCTTCCGTTGCTGTTGGGTTTAATGATATACAGGCCGGAAAAGTAATAATGAAATTTAATACGACCCGATTCTTTCGCAACGGGCAAGTTTTTTATAAAGGCATTGTGCATAATCAACCGGTTCAATTTGGTCAAACGGTTTTCATCAACGATCTGACCCTTAATCATTATGGTTACGATTTAACGCCCGAACAAAAGCAAATCAAATTTGAAAGAACAAAAGGCCTGTTATATAAACGCCTGAAAAATAATGCCAAAGATTATCCGGTATATTTTTATCTTTCTCAGCTTTTCGGAACAATGGGCAATGCTGAAAAATGCGTTGAATATGCTGAAAAATACGTTTCATTGAAAAAAGAAATGCCAAAAGAGGTATTCAATAAAAGCATTTATTTTACATTGATTTGCAATCTGATGAAAAAAATTAAAGATCCTGTAAAAACAAATCGATATTTAAAAGAAGGTTTAGAAGATTTACCCGGTGACTTAGACCTTACTATGGCAACCATTGAATATGGGGTTTGGATTAATAATGATGCATTGATTATTGATAGTTCATCAGAATTTTTGGAACTATACGCTGAATACGAAAAAGATGGTGCCAAGAAGGAACAGCGGTTTGTTTATTCTCATAGGCCGGAAGCCTTAGCTTATTGTTATTTTCACCGGACTGTTGCCTCATTTAGGCAGGGCGCAAAAGGAATGAATGGGTTGTTTAATACACTGGAAAAGATTCCTTGTGAAGCGTTTAAGGCGGGAACAATAACAGATTTACAAATTGCTTTGGCAAAATGTGGAATACCCATTTCAATAAAGCCTAAGCATTTAATTGAAAAAGAAATTGTGGAGGCTTAAAGTATGCCGACATTAATCATAGAAGATGGTACTGCTGCAACACAATCAGCAAACAGTTATGTTACAGTTGAAAATGTTGATACATTTTGTGAAAATTATGGGTTGGTTTCGTGGGCTTCCTTATCAACAACCGATAAAGAAACTTCGATTTTTCGTGGTATGGCATACGTGGAAACTTTTGATTTTAAGGGCGAGAAAGAAAATTATGATAATCCCTTAGAATGGCCCAGATACGGGATATACGATGAAAACAGAATAGACCCGAGCATTGACCTACTTTTTTACCAAGAGATACCAAAAGGGCTTAAAAATGCGGTTTGCCGGGCAAGTTATGAAGAATCTATTGATCCCGGTGTATTACAACAAACCTTAACAAGTAACGTAAAAAGTGAAAAGGTTGATGTTATTGCGTTTGAATATTTTTCATCAGAACCTTCAAAGGCAATTTATACATCAATACTTGGCTTTTTAAAAGGGTTGATTCGTAATTCAAATACTGCATCTATCAAGAGGATTTAATGAATTATGAATTATGCAGCTATACAAAAAAAAGTTCAAAAGGCGATAGCAAAAACAGGTTTTTCGTTGCAACTGCTTGTAGTTACACAGGGCGCTTTCAATGCAACCTTGGATACCATTGCGACAACAATCGCTACTTATGATATAAAGGGTCTTTACGCTGAATATAAGAATTATGAAATATCCGCTTCTATTGTTGGTTCAGACAACAGCTTTATAAAATCAACCGATAGAAAACTTTTAATCGATGCGGTTGGTTTGCCCGATTTAAACGCGGCTGATTCAATAAGGTTTTTAGTAGATTCTATTGATCTTGATGTTGGTGAAATCAAACCGATAAAACCGGGTAATATTAATTTATTATACAAAGTCCAAATAAAAGGGTAAAAAGGGTAATAATGGCTGAAATAACCATGGAAGATCTTAACGATAAAATCGCAAATTCAGCACAAGAGTTTGCAGAATATTTGGTTGAAATTGCTGATTTGATTGACGCTGATTTTAATAAAATTTTTAGGAAATGTTGTCTTGACGCTTTTGCTGAAATACTTAGACGATCTCCTGTTGACACTGGATTTTACAGAGCAAGTAATGATATTTCATTTGGTCTATCGCCTCCGCCTGATACAGAATTAACTTTGCCAGTTAAAAAAGCAGGAACCACACTTAAATTCACCGCTGATGTTGCCGATAAAGAAAAGAAAATTTCCATCGGTGTAAAAAGTGGAGTTGTTTGGTTTTTCAATAACACACCGTATGCATTCAGAATAGAAACTGGTTGGAGTACCAGAAAAGCTCCGCAAGGTGTTTATTTAATCACGTTGGATAGGTTCAATGATCATTTTTCTAAAATCCTAAAAAGTTACGATTATATGCAGGAATATTAATCATGACTCCAGATGCCATTGATACAGCATTAATTTCAACACTGAATTCTTCATGGGCTACTGCGACAGAAATTGCATGGCCAAACCACAATTTTAAGGTTCCTGAAAATTTACCTTGGATTCGGCCGGTAATTGTAATGTCTGAAACTGAATTTGGAGAACTTGGTGATGAAGGAGTAAGCCTTAGACATGGCATGTTTTTTATTACAATATTTTTACCACAAAATATTGGAACAAAAGTCGGAAAAACATTAGCAAACCGGCTTGAACAAATTTATCGACGGAAAGAATTAAGTGGTGTAATAACGGATGAAGTTACGACGACAAGCGTGGGCATTGATGATGATGGATTTTATGAAATTTTAGTTTCTATTCCAATTCATGCATGGATTGGTGAATAATTAAGAAAGGGGATTTATTATGAGCGAGACAAGTAGTATTGGTTTGTCAAGAAAACAAAGAGTTTTTGCAGTTCTCGAAACTACAATGGGAACTTTAGAATTTCCTTCGGCCGCAAATTTTATTCGACCGGCTGGGAATGCAGTGATTAACCAGAACCCTGAATTCTCAGATTCCATTGAGCTTGAAGATACCTTAGACGTTTTGGATGTTTTCCCGAATGCAATGCCGGCCGGTGATTTTACAATTCCAATGTATATTAGGCCAAATTCAACATTTGGAAGCGACCCGCAAGGTAGTTGCCTATTTGAATCTTTAATGGGTGAAAAAAACCCTGAAACAACGGCCGCTCTTTTGAATCTTATTGATGCAACCGTATCCACGATTGCTATTGATACGATTTCCGGAGGAACATTTCCTGAAAAAGGCGTTATAACCATCGGAACAGAGAAAATCCATTATACCGGGTTGACGCAAACTTATGGGGCAACAACGGCTACTCTTACTGGAGCAACAAGGGGTTATGATTCCACGACTGCTGCCGCAACTGCGGCCGATGTAGCCGTTACATTATCTTCGGTGTTTTATAAACAAAAAACAACGAGTCCTTCAATAACTGTATGGGTGGAAACAGACCATATGGTTCAGGCCTTGTCCGGGGCTTCTGTTAATGCCGGCGAAATTGGCCTTACAAATGAAGGTGCAGTAACGATCAACATTACCGGGCAGGGAATGAGAATGTATTGGGCCGGAACGACTGCAATGGCCGCAACGACCGCTTCTGGATTGGATGTGCTCTCATTAGATTCGGGCAAACATTTTTCTGTCGGCATGTTTATTCAAAATAAAACAACCGAAGATACAAACAGCGGTGCTGGCTATGAAATTTTAAGTGTAAGCACTACGGCCGCAACAATGACCGTTACGCCTGCTCTTGCTCATCCATTTTCGGAAAATGATGTTATTTCTGGTTATTTGCCTGATGCCACTGTAATTGGCGACCCAATTGAAGGCCGGTATTCTTCGGTTGAAATTGATTCGGTTGAAGCAAAGATTAAAACCGGCACTCTTAATGTAAATGCGCCGAAGCAATATATCACTGATGAAGTTGGTACGGAATATCCAGAAGACTTTTTGGAAGATGTGCGGGAAATTACCTCTGATATCGGTCTTTATTTCCGCAAGGCGGATGTTAAATATTTCCAGGATGGTTTTGCCAATACTGAAGAATCGACCGTCCTTGTAACGTGTGGACAGACCGCCGGCAATATTTTTGAAGCTTATATGAAACGAACGAAATTAAAAGTTCCGACAATAGAAATTGCGTCCCCTGCGGTTGAATTGAAAATTAACATGAAGGCTCTTGGTACAAACGGTGAAGACAGTTTGGAATTATACTTTAGATAACAACATCTGATTTGCCTCGGGATAGGCCATGATTTATGGTTGATGGGCTCCCGGTTGCCTTCCCGAGGCAATTCCTTACAAACAAAAAAGGGAAATTAAATATAATGAGACTTAAAACGAAACAAGTTGCAAGTTGGATTACAATGGAAGACGTTGACGGAAATAAATGCCGGTTCCTTGTTGTGCCGTTAACTCCGAAACAAGTCAACACAATGTTAAACAATGCTACAGAATCTGAATGGGATAAAGGTCAGCGGTTTGAAAGTTTGAATGGTGTAAAATACAGAACCAACAAGCTTATAAAGGCCATTCAGGATTGGGAAGGCGTTGAAGACGAAGACGGCAACGAGCTTGAATGCAATGACAAAAACAAAGAAATTCTTTATCTGAATAATCCGGGCTTTACAGATGCGTTAATTGCAAAGATCGATGCAATTTACGAATTTCAGCTTAAGAAGGACGAAGAAGACACAAAAAACTTGCCAAATGGGCCAGATGGAACGCTGTCCCGGGAGTAGTCTGTGACTGTAAGGCCTGTTCGTATACTTATGATGGTAAACCGCCATGCAATGATTGTGAAATACCAAGACTAAATGACGATAACACTCTTGCGTGGGAAATATGGAAAGTTGGCAATCAGTTCGACAGGCCTTTAGGGTTCGGAGTTGTTGGGCCAATCACAACAAGTAGTGTTTTGAATTTATGCGAACAGTATGACGCAACAATTGAAGACTTTGAAAAAATCTTGTTAATTGAAGATATTATTTGGCCAACAATAAATAAAAGTTCCGATAAAGAAGGAAAATAGGAGACCGCACTTATGCCGGGAATTAGATTCAAAGTAGACGGTTCAGAAATGAAAAGTTCGATTGCGAATATGCGTCGAAATTTGACTGATCTCGGTGTAAGTGCGAAAATGACGGAAAAAGAAATTTCTGCATTGGATAAAAAGGTTGGGCAGACTGCCGAATTAGAACGAAGACGTGGGGCCTTTGACAAACTTACAAAAAGCCTTGGATTAAGCGGTATTGAAGCCGAACTTTTTGCTAAAAAATATAATATAAGCCTTGGTAAAGCCGCCAAAGACAAATCAATTGAACAGATGAATTATGACCTTAAAACGTTAGGAATAACATCAAAGGTTACCGGAAACCAATTGGCTTCGTTTGAGAAAAAAATATCAAGAACAACCGTTCTTGATAAAAAGAAAAATGCCTTTGAAAGTTTAACAAAGAGCATGGGCTTAAGTACAAAAGAATCAGAAAAGTTTGCAAAACAATTTGGCATTAATTTAAAAGATGCCGATAAAAGTTTGATGGGATATATTAAATCAATTAATGGGGTTACAAAAGCTATTGTTGGTTTGGCGGCTTCTTATGCTGCGTTAAAAGCATATCAATTTATCAAATCTTCCACGATGGATGCTGCTCGTTATCAAGTTCTTGGTTCCGTATTGGAAACGGTCGGGGTAAATGCAGGTAAAACAAGAGGAGAAATGAATTCTCTTGCGAAAGATGTGCAGGGAACGGGCATTTCCATGATTGCATCTCGTCAAGCGTTGATTCAAATGACGATTGCCGAACTTGATCTTACCAAAGCGACAGAATTGGCAAGACTCGCTCAGCATGCGGCGGTTGTCGGCCAAATTAATTCTTCTGAAGCATTCCAAAATCTTGTTCGCGGCATTCAATCTGGCCAAACCGACATTTTAAAAACAATGGGTATAAATGTCAATTTTGATCGGGGATATAAAAAATTGGCACAAACATTAAAAAAGACAACGGCAGATTTAACCGAACAAGAAAAAGTAATAAGTCGTATGAATACGGTTTTGGCAGAAGGTGCAATGAGGGCCGGAATTTATGAAGCTGCCATGGGCGATGTTGGTAAAAAAATCAGTTCTCTGCCAAGATATATCGAAGATCTTAAAGTAACCGTTGGCGAACCATTTTTGCCGGGGTTGAATTTGTTGGTCGATCAAGTAACATTATCCTTAAAGGATTTGAAAAAAGAAGCTGAAGACCCTGCCTTGCAAGCTTCGATTCTTGCGATAAGCGGCTTGTTTTTTGATTTGGCAACTGCGGCGGTAAAATTAACAGCAAGCGGTCTGGATGAATTTTTATTTCCATTTATTTTTACCGGCAAAGTTATTGCTACAATTTTTTATGAAGTTCATGCTGCTCTTAATTTGGTTCAAACGGCAATCCTAAAAACAACCGATCTTGCTGCAAGAGGGGCATTAAAACTTGCAAAGTTTTCCGGGAATAAAAAATTAATTGGTTGGGCAGAAACTAGGGTAAAAAAAACCGGAGAAGTTTCAAAGGAAGTTTGGAACCAAACAAAAGAATCCGTTCGAAAGGGAATTGGCGTTTGGAATGAAGATTATCAACTACAAAAAGCAAAAGTAAAAAAGGGGCCACAATATTTTAAGGTTCCGGACGATACTGCTGGAGAAGCTGCAACTGCGTCCGATATAGCTGCAATAAAAAAAGCACAAGACGTTATTGATGGCTTAAAATTTGAGTATGCAAACCTTAGTCGTAACGCAACACAGCAAGAAATTTACAATCAATTAAAATCTGCTGGTATTGCAATCAATACGAAAAAGGGCAAATCAATATCTGATTTAGTTGTTAAAATAAACGAAGAAAAACTCGCCCAACAAGAAGCCCTTACAAATGAAGAATTTGCAAATAACAGAAAAATAAAATCTGTTGAAGATTGGGTTGCCGATTCGGAACGCTTATTAAATCAGCATTCCGATGATTTGAAAAAAGCGGGGGTTTATCAAGGCATTATTGATGAAGATGTAAAAAAACAACGGCTTGCAAACCTCAACACATGGCATGAAAAACAAAAAAATATCGTAATTTTAGAAGTTGCTCTTGAGAAGAAAAAAAGCAAGGGGGCAATTGATGAAGCTGGCTTAACAAATCGCAAGTTGGCTGAACTGGAAGATTCCCGGCTTGAAAAAGAAAAAGCAATCAATCGGGAATCTGTTGGTGATTTTAAAACAACCACAGAAACCAAAAGAGCGGCATTACTTAATCTTTATAGAAGCGTGGGTGATTATTCTGCCGCTTGGAGAGAAGCCGAATTTGCAGACTTACAAATAAAAGCAAACGCTTTATTGAATCAAATTGGTGATACACCTGCAAATAGAGCATTGGTCGGAAAACAAATTGGTCAACAAACAAGAGAAATTAAAGAAAAACCAAAGGCGGCCGCTGATACAGAAAAACTGATTGGGCTTCGCAAAGACCTTGTAAAAATTGATATGGATGAACTTTCATATCAGCAAGGCGTTGAACAACTTGCAAAAAACAGACTTAATATTTATGAACAACAATACAAAATAGAATCAGATAAACTTGACCGAATGGCCCATGGCATAGGGGCAACCGCCGAAGAAACTTCAGCTTATAACAGTCAGGCCGAAGCTTTATCAAATATCAACAAAGAGCTTCTGGAACAAAAGCAACTTCTCCGAGATAGAACGGCACAGGGTGGAACAATGAAGGCACTCCGAGATTATTCAAATGAAGCCGGCAATCTTGGGAAACAGGTTGAAGAAGTTTTTACCAAAACGTTTACGGCACTTGAAGATAAATTAGTTGAATTTTGTCATACAGGAAAAATGTCTTTTACTGATTTGGTTGATTCTATTTCTGCCGATATTTTAAAACTTATGATAAAGACTCAAATAACGGCTCCATTGGCGAATTGGCTTACCGGTGGCTCTGGTGGCGGAGGCGGCTTAATAGGAAGCTTGATTGGTGTTGGAACCAGTTTTTTTGGGGGCGGTGGGGCGACTGCTGGCTTATATGGGACTAAATATCAAGCCACAGGAGTTCATCATACAGGGATTGGGCCGGGTGAAAAAGCTAAATCTTACCGTATGATGCCGATCGAAGCGTTTAATAACGCTCCAAGATTCCATACCGGTGTTGGGCCAAATGAACGCAAAGCCATTATTGAAAAAACAGAAGGTGTTTTTACATCTGGCCAAATGGGAGCGATGGCTCCAGTTTCTTCAATCGTGGATGCTATGAAAAAAGCGGGTGGAAACAAAAATGGTGATATTTCAATTTCAATTCCCGTAACGGTAAATGGCAATGGTGGCGGAGGAATAAATATTGCTGCTATGCGTAAAGATATTGAAGAA